CGGCGGGATTGCGCGCACTCCGATTTCATTGATTTGAGGCATGAAAGCAAACGAACGGTTTACCGCTGGATCATTGTTTATCGAACGCACCCGCATGAGGGAAGGCCCCCCAGTGGTTTACATCTGCAAGAGCGGTTACACCTCCAAGTCCTTCACCGACACTAAGCAACTTCTAGCTTTTATTCGGTGGCCTAAATCAACTCCCACGGGTACGGCCATCAGAGATTGGCTTGCGTCGTTTGACAAGAAACAAGATGCACCCGCGCCAAAACTGGACATGGCGAAGGTTCAGCGTGAAGGATTCGGGCCGGAAGCACACGACCCAGAGGATCCCGTGGCCGGGACAAAGATGATTACCTAAGGGTTGAACCTGTCGATCGCACGGTTCAGATACCAAGCGGCCTTCTGTAGGTCTTGCATGGTGTTGCCTTTGTGCCATGCCCTCAGCAGATATTTGAGCGCCTGGCCCACCAAGTAACCAGTCACGGCATCAGGCGCGCCAGCCACTACGTCCTCAATTACATCAATCGCCTCAACTCGGCCTTTGGTGTAATGCGCTGGTGAATTGATCTGATCGCTCACGGAAGCTTGAACGGCACAGCCGGGCCTGTACTGACTGGCAATTCTGGCATCACCTGATCAATCTGGCCTGGCACCATGTCAGTAATCATCTGAGTCAGCTCAAGCTTCAGCTCGCTGACATAACGCTTCGTCAGTGACGGAATGCGGGTGTAGAGCAGTGCGCTGCCAGCAACCATGCCCACGCTGAGGGTGAACGAGGCCACAGACATGGCATTGAATAATTTCTGCATGGTGGGTTTTAGGTAAAACAAAAGGCCCCCTTGCGGGAGCCTGATGTCGGTCTGTGTGAGAAACCTAGAACTGTTTTAGCTCAGAACTCCCACTTCGCACCAGCCTTAACCGCAAAATTAAGCTGGTCGTCACCAGTGATGAATGAGACTTCACCATAAGCCGGACCCCAAGACTGACCGGCCTTGCCAGACAGCTCGACAGAGGAATCATCAGTCGTGAAGAGCAGCGCAGGGCCAGCCTGCACATAAACGCCGTTCTCAAAGGTGTAACCACCGTGCAGCTCAAGGGAGCCGCCAGAAAGGCCATCATCAGACCCAACGCCGACATTCAGCTCAGGATTAACAAAGGGTCCGGCGAGAGCTGCAGGAGATGCCAGCGCAGCTACCGCAGAAGCGACGGCACCACTCGCAATGAGAAGTTTGAACATTTGGAGGTAAATCAACGGCCTTGGCCACGGTATCTCTTTTTGCCTCGTTTGGGGCGACTGTGCTTGCCACTGCCCTGCGTGGTCCGCTTGGGTTTCCCGACAATAAAGACATTCCCGTTGAGCGACTTGGCCATCAGATCCCGTCAGTTGTATCCAAGTTTTGATACTTAAGGGCCAAACCTGTAAACAGGCCATGCTGAGGATGGCTGATTTGATCGCGACCGTCTAGAAAGTACAGCTCTTCTAGCCAAAGCATTCTCGACTTTTGCGCGACAATGTCGGTCGCACCGTAGCTGGCAGAGATCATCGGGTCAGGGCGTTTCATCGTTCAGCAGACATAGAAAGAAGCGCCCAGCCCATTACGAGCAGGACGCCAGTTGCGATTCCAGCGAGAAAACTCACCAAGGCACTCCAGAGCCTTTCATCGGAGTCTGTTTGGCCGCCAGTTTGGCGTCAAGCTTTTCTTGCACTGCAGCGACTGCATCGTCACCAAGCTTGGCTTGCACCCAGCCCACACATTGCTCAGCCGTGACGAAGTCGTAATCCGTCATTGTGTTGATGTTTGGCGCATCAAGCTCAATGGTGAAGGTTTCGCTGACGGAAACATCACCTTCAGTGGCTGTCACCTTGTAGTGCACCACTTCAATCACGCCTGACGACAGGACGCGATCAGTGCTGTAGACGTTCCAGGCGAAGTCAGTCATGGCGATGGTGGCGTCAGGTGCAGTTTAATCAGGATGCGTTTAGTTAGGCAAAGCCTTTAAGAAGCAGCGATTGCCCAGTAGATGTAATCAGCGTCGCCGTTATATGCAAGTGAACTGCTTGTTATGGTAAATCCTGTTGAAGTTGTGTTAATTACATTTCCAGAGCCTTCGGTTTCGTCTGTGTTTACCCGCAATGCTTTGTCAGCATTGTTGGCAGTACCAATTCCTCTTGTAGTGTCCCAGATAAACCAATCGACAGAGCCATTATCTAAGGCTTTAACCATAACAAGTTGCGGCTCAAACCCCACATTTATAGTTTTGCTGCTTGTTTCGTTTCCGGCATAAGTTCCAAAAGACATCAGGTCATCATCTGCAAACAAAAAAGCAACAAATTCATTACCGTTTCCATTTATCGCGCCCAGAGTGCCCACCGTAAATTCTGTGGCAGTGGGAGTTGTATTATTCCAGACGGAGAAAGTTTGCGCAGCTCCAGAAGTGTTGAGCCTAATAAACTTAGTGTTACCTAGCCCTTTGTGATAAACTATCCAATCTGATGAGCCGTCTGTCTGTTTTACCCATATCATTCCCGGAACAGCACCGAGGTCATGAGAAACAGTGCGGCCCATCGTGCCATTGCCGGTATATTTTACAACGTCAAAGAATTTTGAAGCTTTGCGAAATGTCCAGCTAACGTACGTTTTTCCTGAACCATTTATTCTGTTATCGCTTGTGTCTAATGTAAAGCCATTGCTATTAAAAGAATCCATATAGTTCCGAGTAGACGCATCGCCATTCACAGAAGTGTTTAACACACTCGTTAAGCCACGTTCATTGTCAATTATTGAATGAGGTTCAATGTCACTTCTTGATTTAGCCCAAACCATTCCACCTTCACCGGACAAATTGACTCCATTGGTAATAGTTTGTGTTGATCCATTGCCTGTGTATGTGTCAACGCTAAACACATCGTCAACAGTGACGACAGCCACACCACCTTGACCAAGCAGAATTTGTTGCATCATTAGTTGTTACCTCCTTAGGTCAGTTGTGTGCCGGAAATTACAAACTCATTGCTAGCAGTGCAAACAAGCGTGACCATGCCTTTTGCGGCTACCGTCCTGTTGCCTGTCGCACCATCAGCAGAGTTGTAAATCGTCGTCCCAGTGCCCTGTTCAATAGCCATCGTACCGGTGGAGACATTGAACATGGTAACCATGTCACCAGCTGACAAAACATTCTGAGGAACAGCGATTGTTTTGCCACTGCCAGACATTCTGACCAACTTGCCTGGATGAGCAGTTGTAAGAGTGAAGTTGTCGCTAGCACTGTGAATGCCAACCCTTCTTACATTGCCGATTGAATCGGTGACAGTACCTGCAAAGGTGGCGTTGCCAGTATCACCCGCAAGGCCAACCGTATCTACGTTTGAAGAGTTAAGGACCCGTATCAGACCAGCACTGGAACCGGTAACAAGACGGATCTTGTCGCTGGCGCATTGCAGGTTGCCATTAACATTGGCGCTGCCGTCGGCATTGACTCTGAAAGCCTGTGAACTATCAGCTTTCGCGCCATAAAACAAAATGCCAGAAGAATCCGCGTTTTTTGCATAAACAGTGGCTGAACTTGAACTATTGTTCTGTGCATTTACCTGCCCATCACAATCTAAGCTGTCGCATTGGACCTCGCCAGTTACGTCGATGCCGTCTGATTTGGTTTCAAGTTTCTTACTGGCGTTGTGATAAAGTTCTACTGCCCCATCCGCTATAGCATGGATTATATTTTCAGTTCCTGCTGCGTTTTCTACATCAAGGTAATCTGTAAGAATTTTTAGTCTACCAGTACCAGCATCCTTAATAACTGAATTACTTCCATCATGATAAATCTCTAGGTCATCACCAGTACCCAGCAGCAACTTGTCGTTGTCCTGCAGATCGACATTGCCGTTAAATATGGCGCTTCCGTCGCCAGACAAGGTGATATTTGTAGCGCCTGATCCACTCTCTCGAATTTTGATTGCAGCTGCACTGGCGCTTACTCTCGTGTCAATAACACCGTCTCCAGAAATTTGAGTTCCTAAATTGGTGATAGCGTCACCCGGCACAGCCCCAAACGTACTGGCCCCGCTAAACGTCGGACTGGTGTCTGTGCTCGCCGCAGTCAGGCGACCGTCAGCATCAACAGTGAATGACGGAACACCGCTCTGGCTTGCGCCGTAAGTTGCTGCGGTGACAGCAGTGCTAGCCAGCTCGCTTGATCCGACAGCTCCTGCCGCAATCTTCGCTGAAGTGACCGAATCTGTTGCCAGGTGAGCTGCATCAATCGCACCATCAGCAATGTGCTCAGAATCGATTGCGTCATCTGCAATTTTCGTCCCGTTTACGCAGTCAGCTGACAGGTGAACAGCATCAATGGATCCGTCAGCAAGATGCTCAGAATCAATGGCGTCGTCTGCAATCTTGGCTGACGTGACGGCATCGCCTGCAATCTTTGCAGTGGTGACCGAGCTGCTAGCCAAGTGAGCTGCATCAACAGAACCATCAACTAAATGCTCTGAATCAATCGCATCATCAGCAATCTTTGTGCCGTTCACGCAATCAGCAGAAAGGTGCTCTGTGTCAATCGACCCAGCCGCATAGTGCTCTGAATTGATCGTGTCATCCGCAATCTTTGCGCCGGTGACAGCGTCTGCTGCAATTTGCCCAGTGCCTACCGCCAGGTTGGCGATCTTGGCAGTGGTTACAGACGTTGCTGCAAGCTTGGCAGTCGTTACCGCTCCGTCGTTGATCTTTGCTGTTTCGACTGCACTTGCGGCCAGGTGCTCAGTGTCGATCGCTCCATCAGCTACTTTTGCATTGGTAACTGCATCTGCGCCGAGTTTTGCAGTAGTTACTGACGCATCGCCAAGAGCGGTTGTGTCAACAGCACCAGCACCAAGCTTGGCGGCAGTTACAGCGTCATCGTTAATCTTCGCTGTGGTGACTGCTGAATCTGCAATATCGCCGGTCGCGATAGTTGCGTCAGCAATCATCGTGCTGGTGACTGTTCCCGTATCTCCGGATGAAACGAGGGTTCCCGAGACATTGGGCAACGACAACGACCGATCAGCCGTTGGGTCAACAACCGTCAGCGTGGTTTCAAAATCGTTGGCAGTTGCGCCTTCAAACTGAATCGTGCCGCCGGTTCCAATCGAAACCGTGCCAGTCAGACTTGGGCTAGCCGCTGCAACTTTTTCAGTGTCAAGCTCTTCAATCGCAGCCTGAACATTGGTCGCTGCAATGTTGCCTGCAGCCGTAAATGCAACGTTGGTGGCTGTCTGGGCTGTGACCGTCGAAGAAACATCAATCTCCGTATATGCCGAACCCGTAGACAACAGGAAGTCAGGCGGGTTCAGCGAAACAGTTGGAGCGGGTGATGTACCAGTGCCTGAGGTGCTGACGACAACGTAGTAGCCCTTATTGGCGCTTGAGGCTGCCGGTAAGGCCGATCCCACCTCAAAGCTCAGCGCCGTGCCTTCAGAGGTAACGGTCGCCATTTTGTTGGTAGTGGCGTTGTAAGTACCAGCGAGAACAATTTCACCAACGCTGATACCAATCGGCTGCCAGACGTTTCCGTCCCACAAAAACAGATCTGAACTGATGCTGTTCAGATGGAGCTGGCCAATGTAATTTCCGCCTGTAGGGGTTGTCTCTGCAATCGTCGCGGTAGAACGATCAGCCAGCTTATCCGCAGTAACTGCATCAGCAGCGATACGGGCAGCCGCAAAAGTTCCGGTTGTAATCTTTGCTGCATCAAGGTCAGGGATGTCAGTAGCAGCGAGAGACTCACTTGCAGTGATGTGGCCTTGGGCGTCAAACGTAACCTTTGCGGCAGTCGCGCCAGTAACGCTGTTTGAGTGATTGACTGCACCAGCAGCCGTAACCTCTAAACCAGAACCAGGCTTAACAGCACCTGTCGCAGATGAAGTTGCAAGCGGAATATCACCAGCAGCGATTGCTCGACCGCTAGTGATCAGACCATTGGCGTC